GATCAGGCGTGTTTCCGTACCTCAAGAAAGGCGGAAAGGTTGTCTGTACCGGAGAACTGACCAATCGCAAATGGCAGGGAAAAGAAGGCGAGGATCGTTACTCGCTCGAACTGAACGTCAATGCGCTCGATCTGGATAGCAAGAAGTCAGAGGAACCTGATTACCCTGCACGTAGCGAGAAGCAATCTAGCGTTAAGTCTGGCGATCTTGAATCTGAAATTCCATTCGTTTATAACATTTGCTCCGTTTCTGATATGATTGGACTGTCTAAATCATTAAAGAGGTCACGCCGTGGAGAAAGTGTGCATTGCCTGTTCGATAAGCAAGCCTATTGATGACTTTTACACCCATCCTATGATGGCTGACGGCCATCTCGGTAGGTGCAAAGAGTGTCAAAAGGAACTAACGCGCCGATCAAGGGCTGCAAGAATTGAGCATTACAGGGAATACGATAGGATGCGCGGGAAATTGCCGCACAGAATAGCCAACACGATAGCTCAATCAAAAAAATGGTATGCAGAAGATAAGCGACGAATGAAATGCCATACCGCGGTTACTTATGCACTTCGTAATGGTTCGCTTGTTCCTGAAAATTGTGTTGTGTGCGGTTCTGAAAAATCAGTTGCTCACCATGAAGATTACGATAAGCCGCTAGATGTTGTTTGGCTTTGCCAAATTCATCATAAGGCTAGACATAAGGAAATGAAGGAAGAAAATGAACTTGTCACAAATGCTATTTAGCCACGTAACACCTCTATCCGAATATCAACCCATGCGAGAGGAGAGGAAAAAACTTCACAAGATGGAGTACGAGATAACCATCAATGTCCGTCGCCATTCAGACACGATAGACAAGTACCGCGCCGCATGGAAAGAAGGCGAAGTATGGCTATCGACGATGGAGATTGAGCGTAGGCTAGGCATGACTAAAACATCATGTGCAAACACGCTCAAGCGGTGGCTTACAGACTATAACCTGTTGGAGCGCAGGCCAATCGGAAAGAAATATAATCCTAAGGTTGGTTATGAATGGAAATGGATTGAATAACAGTTTTATGATTTCAATGCTAATTATGCGGCCCCCTTTATCGCACCGAACGTAATCAAGTCGGTACGAATCCTGTGCAACAGCGTCGAAAGCGCCCGCACGTCGTCGGCCAGTTCTTCGCACTTGTCGCGCAGCGCCTGGACTTCAGCCTGAGAATAGGCGGCGCTGATAGTCAGACCTCCGATTTCTGCGTTTGCATTGCCGAGCGTGACAGCCGCCTGATCGGCATGCGCCTGCTCGGCGAAGGAAATGCCCGTCGACCAGCTCGTGCCGTTATGGCGGATCATCACGTCCTCGTCATCGACACTGGCGACCCACCCCTCGCGCGGCACGCCGAAGATCCACGCCGACCCATCCCACACGGCGATCTGCCCTTCCTTGGCGACCCAGGCGCTGGTCGCGGTCGCCGCCGGGATGTAGGTATCGCCGGCCGCCGGCGAACCGGGCGGCGTTGTCAAGTCGCGGTCCTTGACGCTCAGGTGATAGGCGAAGCGCCCGATGGCCTTCAGATTGCCATCCATCTCGGTATGCCAGCCGCTCTCGCCGAGCGACCACCCGTATTTAATCCCGCTGCGCGGTTCGGTGCTTGATGCCATTATTGGCCCCCGTAGTAATAGCCGTAGTTAAATCCGTACCCCTCGCGGAGGACGGTGTGATTGTGTTTCTGGTAGCTGACCAGCCCGCCGCGCACCGATTCAAGCTCGTAGCGCAGGCGGCCGTTGGGCCGCGAAATGGAGAATGCGGTCGGTGGCGTAAAAGACGTGCCATCAGGGTAGTAGCACTCTTTCGATACCCTGAGCAGGTCAATGTGAGCGCCGACGTAAAACGATCCGTTTTTCGCCAGCGTCAATGTGCCAATATTCCCTACCGCCTGTCCGGCACTGTTGGTCGTTCCAGTCGACTGCTGCACGCCGTCTTTATAACAACGGAACGTATCGCCCTGCCGGACTATCGCAACGTGATACCACATGCCATTCGTCATCGCGCCGAGCGTCATTGATGATGCGGCGGCAAACCATGAACTGGCATTGGGGCCAATCGCCACTAGCGGATTACCACTGCCCACCGACGATCCGTGATATATGCACAACGGATAGTCAGGCTCGTCGCCGCACAATATTGCGCTGAAATTGGTTTTTGATGCCGGCCTGTACCAGAATTCGATGGTGAATTCGTCACTGCCGAAATTGAAAGCCGAGGGATGGCTTATAACGGCATAATCACCCGCGCCATCGAACAGCGCCGAGCTACCGCCCGATACGCTCTGCGCCGTGTCGATCTGAGCGTTTCCATAAACCGCAACGGAGCAGCCCATCTCGTCGATAAAAGATGTACTGCCATCAGCGCCGTCGAAATTCATCAACAGGACATCGGTTGATTCGTTCGAATACGTGAATGACGTGCCGCTCAAGCCGGTGCTGGTTGAAATGAGGTCATCGTTCTGGCCATATATTCGCAGCGTATAGGTGACGCCGGCTTCCGGCCCGATGCTGGCTTCATCCTGCGTGACCAGATAGGCGGTCTGCAACAGCCTGTCCCGGTGTGCCCAGGTGATCGAGAGGGTGGCCGTGCCGTCGATCCAGTCCGGGTAAGCGGAGCCATTGGTCAGCACCTTTCCGGGTGGATAGGGGCGGAATTGGCGCTGACCCATTGTCAGGCTATCGACAGGAGCAATACTGATGTCAAGTTCGCCGGTGCTTGTGATCGGCAGCAGTTTGACATCGACCGTTTCTGAATCGGTGTATTCGGTTGTCGAAAACCCTGAAAACCCGTCAGAAAACCAAACTCGCGCGCCGGCAAGATGCTCCGCAGGGACGGTATCAAGAATACCACGCGAGATTGTTGCGGTCCCGGCGAGCGCGTCAATAGAAGAAACCAACACATACTCATTATCAATTACGGCGTAGCCTCCCGCTTCGACCAGATCAAGGTCGACCGCATTGGCCAGCGTAATGCTCGATGTGGTTACTGTCAGCGCCGAAACGACGGTTGCAGACGGGCAAAAATCCCCGTTTCCGGCAGCCGCATAAACCGACCCGCCGACTTTTGCATAAATGCTGTAATTGGTAGCCTGCCCGCTCGGTCGTACAGCAACCGTCTCAAGATAACCTGAAAGCGGGTCAACGTAGGCCATTTCAGCCGCCGACAAGTTGCGCGCCAAATCCCAGTACGGTGCCTCAAGCAGGGTGCGGTAGTGTGCAGCGACAGGATTTACAGACGGATTTTCCCATTCTCCAGGCTGCTCAACCAAGTAAGTATTTGTCGGCAACCCGAAAACGTCCTCGACGGCATCAATGATTATTTGGCCATCGGTCAGCGTCCCAAGGTTGACGTTCAAAGCGCGAAAAACAATATCAGAAATCCCGTATTCAGGCCATGTTAGGCGGAACACGTCCCCAGGGAACACCTGCCATGCGGAACGCGTTGCTGTTAATTTTATTCTGGCAAGCGGCGTCGACGCGGCTTGCAGGTCACGCAACGCCACGCGCTGCGCCAGGTCAACCCGGTGAATCCCTGGATAATTCCGTGTTTGAGCAACGATGCTGCCTTGCGTCTGTATGTTGGCAATATCCTGCGCGGTAACTGGAGCGTCATTACCAGAGCAAGCATCTGTATAAACGACCGTGATCTCGTTGACCGTTTCGCCCCATTGCTGGCGCTGGTAATTTTCTGCTGACACCAGTGTCTCGGGTCCGTACATAGGCAGCGTTCCGCGATCATAATCGGAGCGAATCAGCTTTAACGCAAAAGCCCCGGTATCCGGTCTGGCATATAGCATCGCGCCGATGTGGTCCAACACAATCGAAATAAAATTTTCGATTGTTTCCTGCTGGCTCCACAAAAATGAAAGCCCGAATGTTTCCGAGTACAGGGTGTCGGCAACTGATGTAAACGACGCGCTATCGATGGCGCTTGTCGGGTAACCCATGCCCCAGTTACTATCGGTCAAACACTGATAAACAATATGCGCCGGGTTCATGTCGACGTGCTGAATGTTGCTGGCTCCAGATGTTACGGTAGCCCAAACTGACAACCCGCCACGATTATGCAGAAAACCGTCTTTCAGCCAGATCGAATACTGTGTGCTGCCGGTAAGGTTTATCGGGCCAGCGGCTAAAGCTGCGACATTTGCCGCTTCGGCGGTGATATACGCTGTCGATAAATAGGTTGTTTCTACTCCCTCAGCGGTCTCAACAGAAAAATCACAGCTCCATAAAGGGAAAGTTTCTGTTCCGTCAGGATATTCGCCGGGGTTTGTTCCGTAGCCTGACCACTTACTCCAAGCCAGATATGCGGCGTCTTTCCGTACCGTAATCATGACGGTATCAGTTGATGCACAATTTATGATCAGCGGATTTGGCGTCTGGGAATAATCTATCGGGTTGTTATAATCGCCGACACCTTGATAGGCATTACCATCTGGATACATGGTTGCCAGGTTGGCATCGAAATCCTTATAGATGCTTGATAAAACAGTTCCTGCATTCGACGCCGCGCAGACGCTACCTGAAATCTCTGCCTTTTCTGGGTACCATGCAGCGCCCGTCGACCATCCTTGCAAAATACGCTTGACGCGGAACGCCCATGGCTTGACGTAGGGATTGTTGGCGGTCACTTGGCCGCCTCGCCAAACCGCCGATAAAATACCTCGAAATGCCGGTATTCCTGCCCCTAGCTGGCTGACTAGATAGCTGTTTTCGCCTTGTGTAGACTCGCCCATCGCCACATCAAGAATGCCGTCAATTCCGCCTTCTCTCTTGTCTCCGCCGAATAGTTCCGGCGCTTTGATGGAAAGCGAACCGCCGGCCGTCTGGCTTCCTGACCAAGCTGATCGGTCGCCGACTAAAACCTGCTGTAGTGCGTCGACCGGACCGTGACAAAGGCCAAAGTGCAACCCCATGTAGTAGCGATAGCCGGTCGTGACTTTTTTACTGCTGCCCATGTTCGTCCTTTTCGGCCTGCGCAATGGCTCGCCCTGCCATTGCATTATTCGTGGCGCGCAGCACGTCCGCGTCTATGCCGTTTTTCACAAACGACGGCCAATCGAAGCCCTCGCGCGCACACCATTCACGCAACCCGCGATTGCAGTAACCGATCTCTCGGCAATGCTTATGCAAAACGACGGTCATTTTTTCCCGCCTTTTGTTTGTATCGGCGTTGTACGCAAGTCTCCGTACCACATCACGCTCGGACTTTTTAGAATGGCCCCGCCGAAAACTACAGGAATGGCGCGGCCCTCTTCGGCCAGAGGAATGTCGAAATCGTTCAGCGCGGCCGGCTTTGGTGCTGGCGGTTTTGGTGCCATCGCAACGCTGACGATGTACGAAACAACCAGAATGATTAGCTGAACCCACCACATAATACGGCCTCAATAAATGATTGTGCCGTCGAATGGGTTCTTCGACGGAAAATAGGGCATTCCGCCATAATTCGGGCGGTTGGAGAATTTGCTGGTGCAGGTCGCAAGCGTGTGGTCGCATCCAGGATAAAGGTCGACCGATTCCGCAGCGGAAATTCCGATCAGCTGATAACTGATGACGACCGTCCCGCCAACCTGAGAACGGATGGCGCGGCGATTGACAACACCGCCACTTGTCCATTCGAGATAGCCGCCGGCGAAATAGTTGTCGGCGACGCCGATGCTGCTGAAAGTTAGCGTCGTCCCGGTCACGGTGGCGACGGTCTTTGTCGATTTATACGTGGCGCGCACCAGGTTGCAGCCGACGCCATAGATGACGTGCGGGCAGGGCTTCTGATACAGGCGGCGCAGGCCGGTGCGCTTGAGCGAGGTATAAACGCTCTCGCAGTGAATCTCGGCAGCGGCGGCGTTCCACTCTACATTGAGAATGCGCCCCATCCACATCGTGACTGCCTCCCCGTCTCCGGCATGCAGGCGGCGCAACGTGACGGCGACGATCTGGTCGGGAGGCACTGTCGAAAACAGGTCAAGCACTGTTAGCGAACGGTCGCAGGTGATTTCCAGCGCCAGGCGCGCGGTCTC